TTGTAAAGCTCTGGAGTTTCGTTTTTGATTTTCTCTAAACCTTTAGCATCTTTTTTCTCCCAATCTCTGATACTCCAATCTTTACGGGCATCTTCATTTGCTACATTTTTAGCATCAAATACTTTTACAGCATCTTTTACGTTGTTGATTTTGCTAATCATATTAGATACAAATTCAAAGTTGTTAACAGCCATTTTAATTGTAGCTTCTTTTTCAGAATCTTCAATTTTCTTTTCTTTAATAGCATTTTCAACTAACTCAATAGCTTTTTCTTCTAATTCCTTAGCAGCTTTTTCTTTAGCTTCGTTTTCTTTAGCTTCAAATTCAGCAACTTTAGTTTTTAATGCTTCATTCTCAGCAACTAACTCAGCGTTTTTACTATCCTTTTCTTCAATTGCAGCTACAATAGTAGCTTCATCGGCTTCGTTGGATAACTTTAACAGATTTGTTACTTTTTCCATTGGTTTTTTATTTATGATTTTATTATAAATTAAAGCCATATTACTAAGGCTCTCTGATTTACTTATTTTAATTTTTTTAGAGCTATTTACTATTTCATCAACTAACCCCATGTTCACAGCATCTACAGCTCCTAACCAAGTTTCTTTATCCATCATTGCGGATATTTCTTCAGCAGTCATTTTAGTACGTTGCTCAAAAATTGTTACTAATGTATTTTTCACTAAGTCTAAAACTTCTTTATCATTTCCGCCGCTTGGATTGTGCAGCATTAAAGTTCCGTAATCAGCCATGTAAACTTTTTTCCCTGCCATTGCAATAACACCACTAATACTAGCAGCTAAACCATCAATGTAAGTATCACAAGGCACTTTAGAGTTAAGTATAGCAGAAACTATTGAATACCCATCTAACACAGAACCGCCAATTGAGTTAATGCGTACTTTTATTTTTTTGCATTTATCTTGTAGGTATTGCATCTCATAAGCAAAAGCACTTCCAGAAATACCATATACATAGTTTCCTGAAGCATCAACCGAATCTCCTATTTGATTATAAAGCAATATAGTTGCTTCATCATCTGCAATGTTTTTTATAAACTTAAAATTCATTTATACAAAATTAATTAGTAATTTTGCCTTACTGTCAAATAGTTACTATAATGTATGGGAAAAGAACATTCGGAAGATGATATAAGAAAAAAAATGTTAGCGTATAAGATACGTGTGACGACTAGAATTTCGGGAGTTGACAAAAATAAATTCATGCTTGATTTACTAAAAAAAGGAATAAACGAAGCTGAATTAGCAAAGAATATAATTAACATACATTATGCTATAATAGAAAAGCTCCCTAAGTTAAGGGAGCTTGAGTTTGATGAGATAAAAAAATATTTAATTGAAAATATTAAATCTGAAAATTAATACCATCTAAATACACTTTACACAAAGTAGCTGAGCCACCTATATCTACTACCACACTACCATTTGTTTGAATTTGTATTAATCCAATGCTTCTAACCCCATCTAAATCAATAGGAGCTGAAATAAAAATGTCATTAGATGGTCTATATCCATTCAAAAAAGTGAATATAGTGTTACTTGTGTTAGTTGCTTTTTGAACAGCCCCAGCGAGGTACACCCTACCGCCCGTCATCTGATTTTGTGTTTTGTTGTAACGAACAGATTGCAACGTACTCCAACCAGAACCCATATCTGCGTTTTCGACAATTATAGGCAACGTGAATAAACTATCGGATAAATCACCTAGGTCTGCTAAATCAAATATGCCAAAACCTAAAGTTCCAACTGTTGGAACTAATACTCTTTCATTATGCACATTTCTATTTATTCCATCGCTAAATTGTAATGGGTCAGCTGCATTGGATGGATTTGATATGGTAGCTATATTAGCTCCCATTGGTGTTGTAGTGGCATCATATAGCCATAACATACCACCAACGTAAACCCACCACTTTTGAGAATCAACTTGCAGAATTTTAAAAGGAGCGTTAGACGAATAACCCCTATCTTTTACTAATTTCCTAGCTATAACGCCTGCTACTTCTTCCATTGAATCCTGCAAAAAGTCTAATGATTTAACTGTAAATGGTTGTTGTATTGATGGGTCAATGACAAATGATGTGTCTATTCTTTTCATGTTTATTTATTTTAATATGTTACTATTCTGTAAATTATTCCTGCTAAAATATATTTATTAACAACTAGTCTTATTGCGTTTGTTCTATTCGGTCCTGTACTACCTAACGAACCAAACAAATCATCAGGTACGTGAATTGTCATGTTATATTGATTTACAAAACTAGGATTTAAGCCCATGTAAGTTGTCGTGAATGGGCTATTCAAAGCCATTGGAGAACTTACTGAGCCATTAAATCCCATTATAAAATTTTGATTAGTAATTTGATTTGTTGTGATGTAAATTTGGTCATTACTTCCTGTATAGTTTCTGAACCAACGATTTAAAGCACGTTCTAAAAGAATGATTTGATAATTATATTTAATGCGCTCAATAGCTCCCATGTAATTATCATTTATCTTAACCCAGTTAGTAGTGTTTAAAGGGTTAACGCCTAGTGAACTATTAACTAAACATTCATATACTTTGTTGTCTGTGAAAACAACTCTGTCTAAACGGTTGTAAGTAGTTGAATTATCATATTGAGAATATACACTACCATCTTTGTAATCTTCAAAGACTAATGACCACAACCATTGTATCTGCGATGTTAATGTATAAAGCCATGCAAGAAATTTTGAACGTCTTAACAAAGGTGGCGTGAGTTGTTCGCTAACTTGTTCCGTATCGTATGTGTAGATTGACATTATTGCGCTATGTAAGTTATTGTATCAGTAAAAGTTTGAGAGCTTGTTGTTTCTTCCACTGCATAACCAGCGTATAGCGGATATGTAGTATAGATGTAAGCATTGTTTTGTATTAGATAAGTTCTACTTTCAAATGCAGTAGCATCGGCTCTTAATGCTAAGTTGTTAATTAATATATCAGTAACTCCCTCAACTTGTTGTATTGCATCAACTAATGACAAAACTTTAAAATTACCATCAAAAGGAATGTTAGCCAAATAGTTATTTATTGCGGCTTCTACATTTTCCTTAATGACACTTGAATATTGACCTAGATAAGTGATGTCTGCATCAATCCAAAGTTTATCGGATGTGAAAGAATTAATTGAGTAGTAAATACCTGCTGCGCCTATTCCAACACCTGCACCTGCAATTGTGCTATCACCTGTTGATGTAACATAACTATCAAATGCAGCTAACTCAGGATTACTCAATGCTACAGGTGGCTCTGATTTAGCAACTTTTATCTCAACTGTATTTAGTGAAGTTGTTTTAATTGAACATCTTGATATAATTCTTAATGTTTCATCTATTGTCGGGTAAGTTGGAACGTAATCAACTAATGTAGTAACCTGTGGATTAGTTGATGAATATTGAAATTCAAATGCTTTCTTTTGTAGCCATTGATGTGAGCCTACAGGTGCTGAATCAATTTGAGTTTCTAAATCTGTTTTAAAGATGTCCCAAAGTGTTTCCTGTAAATACATATTAACAGCAACAATATACTTCCATAGTGTATATATCGCTGTATTCGATGGACTGTTAAGACTAGATAAGTCCGTTTGTGCTGCTTGTGCATCATCTAATCCTTGTATAATATCTGTTAATTTTCTTGCCATTATAATTCATTTGGTTTTACTAATTCAACTGGGTTTAGTACAGGCGTTAACGTTGCATCTACTAAATTTTGTATTTGATTATCGTTTCCTAAAGTTGCGTAATCCTGTATGTAATCTTGCACGTTTGGATGGTCAAAATTCTGTTCTTCATTTCTTCTTAATAGACTTCCAAATGTTCCGTATCTTTTGTTTTGCACTACTTGCCACACGTTATCGGTTATCGTTAATATACTTACGTCTTCATCTTCGTATGATTCAAATAAAATGTGCAAACGCACTATCATGTCATATTCTTGACTTGTAGCTTGTCTGCCCTTATCTCTAAAATTAGAAGGCAAAAACTCAATGCCGATAGCAGGATATAAAAACGGCTGCTCTTGGTTTTCACGTTCTAAATGATTATTCCAAAGAAAAACAGTTTTAATGCCTGTAATAGCTTGTAAATCTGGTTTTAATCCGTTGTATAATATTAGTTTTGACATTGTGCAAATTTACAAATTATTTATTGAATTGCGCTTTAATTTTCTTATCAATGAAAGCAATTATACTTCTATTTAGTTTACCTGAATAACCTATAAATTGACGTTTAGGCATTTTAAAACCTCTGCCACGACCTGACCTTTCACCATTGTTATGTACTCTTGCATAAGGTACATCAGTCATAATCTTAACCGATAAAACTCCAAATCTTCTACTTCTAAGCGAACGTCTTAGCCTACCTGACTTAACTAATACAGCTCTACTCTTACCACGTTCCGCACGTTTGCGAGGTTTCCACGTTTCTAAACTTTCATCTGTAAAACCTCCATCTCGAAATGATTTAGTAAAATGATTAACAGCCATAACACCTGCAGCATCAACTATTTTATTTAGTTGAGGTTTAAACGCTTCAATCTGTTTTA